CTCTTTTGGTGACACAGTTATTTAAGTTTCAACCGCAATCGGGCTTTAAACGCCCATTACACGAGAATAATCGCCTTGTTTGTAATCAATACATGGGTTACCGTATGCCCTGTATATGCCCCTTTGTTCCAATTGGGTCTTTTCTGCGTGATGTGTGACGCATAGGCTTTGAAAGCGATTAATAAAAAATGCTTGTTCGCTTATTTGAGACCATGGAAACAAATGGTCAACAACGTTTGCAGGGGTAATAATGCCGTTTGCGTTGCACCCTGCACATATAGGGTTTTTACTTAATTGTATTTGGCGTAACGCTTGCCATTGACGCGTATTGTATTTGGCGTTGAATTCTTTACGCGCTTGCGTGTTATTGTATTTTTGATTGAACACGCGTTGGTCTTGACCACCATGTTGTAAGCAATACCCGTTTAACTTTGACCTTGGGTGAGGGCATCCTAACGTTGCGCATTTGCTATTTGACGGTATCGTTGGCATATTTAAATGACCATGCTTTAACGTCTTTCCTAAAACCATCCTTACGTTGCATATTGCCACCAACGCTTATCTTATGTTGACGCATCACAGCGTTCAATCGCCATTTGGGGTCGCGTCTTAACGCGTTGTACACGGGTATGCTAGAAAACTTACCCATGACCTCATAATTTTTCTCGTGTACCAATTTGGCACATTTGTTTAAAAAATGTATGCCCAAGCCAAACCCACAATAATCGGGGTGTATTACAAGACGATTGAAATGTAATTGCATCATTGTGCCAGCGCGATGTGGCACGTAATTGGAAAAGGCTAAAAAGCCAATTTGATTTGCGCCATCCCATAAGCCATAAAACAATTGCTTACCACCGGCTAAATTCTCGCTTAAATAATGATAGCGGCTAAAGTAACGCCATGTGTGCCTATCGGTCTCATACACGTTGAATTCAAGCCGTTCTGTGCGTTGATAGTCTCGCCAAAGTGACCTCCGGTCGGTGTACGTCTGTTTATTAGCATCAATGACCCAATCAGGGTTTAACCATTCAACAACGTCGTAATGGCATGACAATAATACAATGCGCTTACCCGTTTTGCGTGCGTGTTTCTGTATGCAATGACTCATAACTTTGGCAACGGTTCGGTCAACAACGCTTGTCCATTCGTCAATAACAATCATGCCATCTTCACGCGCCATTTGTAACGCGCATTCCGCACGTGCCTTTTGACCATTGGACAACGTATATGCGGGACGTATCCAACATGGCACGCTTGTTAATCCAACGCCACATAACATTTCAGCGCATTGGTCGTATGACATGGATTCGGGAAATTGCTCAATAATTGGCTTTTGTGGGTCGAGTATTTCATTAAAGCACTCATTACCCCATATATGTTTTGCCAACGTCGTCTTACCACTTCCTGACGCGCCTACGATTAAACCTATGCTGTATGCACTTTGTATGTCGGCTTTAACTTGGAAATGATGCGTTGATTTTTTCTCAGCATCAATGTCAAGGCTGTTTGCCGCTTTAATTGCGCGAAATGATTTGGCTACAGGCGATGCAAGGGTTAATTCATAATTTTGCACTCAAAACCTCGCTTTTGCATTTCTTCATAAAGCGTTTCCAATTCACGTTCGCCTGTACATTCAATTAACAATGTATTACGGCTGTCATCGGATGGCTCTTTAAAGTCTTCGTCAATTTCAGCATCGTCAAAATTTAATGCCTTTAATTCATCAACATTAAAACCAATCAATGAAACGTCAAATCCAGCGTTTTGCAATTGTTGAATTTCAAATAAAAGCAATTCATTATCCCAACCCGCGTTTAATGCTAATTTGTTGTCAGCAATGATGTACGCTTGTTGTTGTTGTTCGGTTAATTCGCCAAGTTCAATTGTGGGTACGGTTTCGTAACCAAGTTCTTGAGCCGCTTTTAACCGACCATGACCGGCAATAATGCTGTTTTTCGCGTCAATCAATATTGGATTTGTAAACCCAAATTCACGTAGGCTTGCCACCAATTGCGCAATTTGCTCATCGCTGTGCGTGCGTGAGTTTTTTGCGTATGCTGTAAGTTCGGTTGTTTTTTTGTATTTGATTGCTAATTTTGTCATATCTTGTTTGTGTTAATTATTTTAAAAATTTTAATTTGTACACGGTTGTATTAAGCAAATTTGCCACGTTGTCAATTTCGTTTTGGATTTCATTGTCTTGTGGCATTTCACCGCGATAATTTCGCACGTAATCGCGTAGGCTTATCATATATGCCAATGGTTCAGCATCGCCTGTGCGGAACATTGATGGATATGGTTCAATGATAACTTCGTACGCGCCTTGGATTGATTCCACAAGCCCGTCAACCAAATCGGGAATTGAATCGTAATAACCGGCAAGGGCAACGTGTTCTGAATATGACAACGTTTTAAAATGCATTAAATGAGTCAATGTTGCCGAGTGCAACAACGTACTGACAAATGTGCCAATTAATTGATTGTCCATAATTGCTTCCTCTTTAAAACCGGATGCGTGTGCGGCTTGTCCGACTTGAATTGCTTTTTGTTTGCTTGCAAATGGTCCTTTACCGCCCCAATACCATCCGTCTGCTTTTTTGCTAATTGGCATACATTACCCCTGTTTTTGATATTGTCTGCGTTTGCACGATTTGATGCAACCGCAATTTGGCTCAATTTTCCATTCGGGAACATTGCCCCATTTACGCAATGATAACGACAACATTTCACGCATCATTTTGCATGGTTCTTCAAGCAACAATCGTTGTCTGCACCCATAACAAGTAAACGAATAGCCGCCATGATATTGCTTTGTTTCCGCATACGTGCAATCCCGACACACTTTGCCGACTTGTATTGAGGTCATACAATTATTTCGGGTTTTGGCAATTTTGTTAAATGATATGTATAAAGCCAAACTGTCTTGCGACCACGTGATTGTTCATTTTTTATTGGTTCACGCGTCATGTATCGTTGACGCATAAAATAGCAAAGTCCCATTGAAATTTGGCTTGATTTCAATTCCGGCAATGCATGACGTATATCAGTCAATGTTAATGGTGCTTCTGCTGATGTAAAAACGTTTCGTATTTTTGTTGCCGCATTTGCCATAAAAAACCCCTCATGTATTAGATGAGGGGATTATGGCAGTTATGTAATATCTGTCAAGACGTTAAAACAGCAACAGCACGATTTTTTATTGCGTCGCCATTGCCAAACCATGTATTGTTTAATCGAGCATCATCTGTGCGTGATGGGTGATGATGGTCAAAATATTCGGTTACGGAATTAAGCAACGCCCATTTGCTGTCGCCAACCAATTCAGCACCTTTTGCCTCGCCTTTAAACAAATCCAAAATTTTGTTGTACGTGCGATTTTTTTCCAAATTAAAATTTGGCTGTTGCAATTGGTCTGCCGTAAACAAAATACGCTTAATGAAATTATCTGCTTGCGTTGTTGTAATACGTTGACGCTCAAGGTGTTTAGCCATTTCCATAAATCCATCAAACGATGCTACAGCCGCACCCAATTTTGATTTCATCAATTCGTGGTCAAACTTGCGGGCGTGTGTAAATGACACGCAGTGCGCGTTGTCTTGCATTGACAATGACAATGTATTGTTGCACACGACACGCACGCTGGTAAAGCGAGCAGTCGTTGCCAATGATTTGTCTGCGGATGTGGACAACAATAAAAAGCCCCCAACGCCATCGCCATCACAAACTTCACCAAATTTGCCCGTTTCGGCTAATGCCCAAAAACGCTTGCCACCAAACAATGTGCCGGCTGTATGCAAGCGAAAACCTGATTCCTCAACCAAATCACGGAAAAATTCCAATACATCGGCGGGTTGAACCACTTGATAACGGTCGGACACAACGGACAATGGTTGTTCATTGTCACTGCGAAACAATACGTTTTGCTTGGGAAAATTTACAATGTCACCATAAAAGCCGTGAGGCATAAAACAAACGGGTGATGATTCAATAGTCCAATCCATACCAGCGGCAACGCGCCATTGTTCGATGGTGGCGTTTTGGTCAAGTGCTTGACCCAGACCATGCCAAGGGGTTGCCCCCACAAAAGCCATTTCTGTGTAGCCGTCAGCGCGGATTGTAAGTTCGTGTGCCATGATTAATTTCCTTTTAAATAATTAACGATTGATAAAAAAACATTGGTTGGCGTGGCTAACGCCTTTGGAATCGATGTAATGCTCACCACATCCTGCCATGTATTCAATTAAAAAAATTGCACCGCCAACAACAAAAGCCAAACTGACAATGCCTTGCAATATCCAAATTGCTAATTGCTTAATAAATTTCATGCTGTCACCTTGTTCATTGTTGCAAATTCTGTCAATGTAACCAAACGCACGTTTTGACTGTCAATGCGCCAGCCTTTGGCACGTGCAAATCGGATTGCCTGCATAAACGTGCAAGGAATTGTTACTTTGTGCCATGTGTTGTCATAGTCGCTTAACAACACAATTAAATAATCTTTTTTCCAAGAATTGCTTTTCATGATTTGCTTCCTTTTGAATGTTTAAAAAATTACGACATTTGCTTGTGTCGTGAAAGTATTATATCAAATATCCGTGATGTATTACATCCAAGGCAAAAAAACATGGCTTAATTCATTTAATAAACGACGACGACTGTATGTATCAAGCGATTGATACGCTGTTGCCATTGCTTTTTCAAATGGACTGCCATGCAACGACATCAATTTAATTGCATCAGAAAAATTAAATTCTGTGTGCTGAAGATTTGTTAAAACTTCGGGGTGATTTGTTTTCATCATGATTAATTTCTTTTTAAATAATTAAAAGAGGGGGCTTTCGCCCCCATGGGTTTAAAGAATTCCGTAAATGGGTGTAAGTTCTTCAACTTTTGCCGCATTTTTTAAATATTGTGGCAATTTGTTGTAAGCAATGTTTGCTGACTCTGCACTTTGAAAATCAGTTTTGCCATTAACTGCGGCTTTTAATTCAGCCTGTAATTTTCTCAATGTTGGCAAATATTCGGGTTTTGGCAAATTGGCTTTAAGAGTCCAACTGTCAATTTGAATTGACCAATAAATTTTTCCTGTTTGCATGATTCGTTCCTTTTTCAATGTTTAAAAAATTACGATATTTTGTTATCGTAGAAGTATTATATCAAATCCCCACAATATATTACACTCGGCTTAAAAATAATTTAATTTCTGTTGAAAATACAACACTTTTTACACAATGAAACATTTTGTCTTCAGACCAAATTGCTTGCGTTAAAACTGGTAATGCGGGTGCGAGGTGGGGTTACATGACGTTTTATGGTGAAAAAAAAGGGAGACACTTTTCAGCATCCCCCTTGAACCAACGAGCGCAATGGCAACCGCACTCAATTGCATTGTGCATTATTTAAAATGGAATGTCATCATCCATTTCAAATGTTTCTACGGGTTTTGTTTGTGCCCGTGGCGTTTCAGCAGTTTCGCTTTTGTTGTTTAACATTTCCATTTTCTCGCCAATGATTTTGGTTGTGTGGCGGTCGATGCCATCTTTGGAATATTTTTCCGTTTTCATTTTTCCTTCAACGTAAACCTTTGAACCTTTTTTCAAATATTCGCCAGCGATTTCAGCCAATTTGCCAAACAACGCCACGTTGACCCATTCGGTTACCTCTTTGGATTCGCCCGATTTGTCTTTGTATTTTTCGCTGATTGCAATTGAAAAATTACAAACCGCTTTGCCGTCGGGCATAAAACGCATTTCGGGGTCTTTGCCCAAATTGCCGATGCCGATAAATTTATTTACAGCCATGATTAGCCTTCCAATTTAATGATTAATTGATTGATTTCGCCCAAAAACGCTATCGTTTCGGTTTCCATCTCTTTAATGAGATTTTCATCTCGTTCTGCACGCACAATCAGCAAGCGATTGCGCTTTGGCAGTCGGGGGTCGTAAGACACAAAGTCGCACCATTGGCGACCCGTGACCCACAATTGACATTGGATTTGTTTGTAATATTCAGGCGGTATTCTGTTGTCAAACAAATAACCAAGGTGCGTTGTAGTGTTAGGGCATTTGACCTCAATCAAGCCATCATCGCCAACAAGCCGGTCTGGTGACACGCCAAGCCACGGCATCGTTGGGTGCAACCAAAAGCCTGTGCGTTCAACAAAAACGTTTTTAGCCGCTTCGTATTCGATGCACGCAAATTGTTCTTGTTCAACGCCCCATTCCATAGCCGCATTTGTAAACGATTCACCCGTTGTCAATGTCAAACGTTCGGCAACCAATTTGACTTTGTATTTGTAACGCCCAACGGCTTCAGCATTGCCTTTGCCTTTGGACATCACGTCTGCCATGTTGCTGGCTGTAACGTGACCCAAACGCGCTTGTTTCCATGCGTCTGAGCCTTGCTCAATGTCAATGTATAACTGCTTATTCATTGATGCCCGCCTCGGTTAATTCTTGTTTGCGTGCGTTTTTAGCGGCTTCCAATTGCTTCATCGTGTCTTGATTACCGCGTGCTGTTTTAACTGTGGCAAAATAAATCTCGCGTAATTGTTCAAGCGTAGGCGATGCCATAATTGCCGTAATCATTACATCAACTTCAATTGTTTCTTCTTCGGGTATGTCAACAGCCGGAATATCTTCGCCCGCGTACACATATAAACCAATTCCAAACGTTGCAATGCATTTGGCTAAACAGCGCATCATTGCGTCTGAAATTTTGCGTGCGTCGGGGTTTTTAATGGCGTTGTTTTTGTTGTCCATGACAGGCAAATGCATATACATGGATTTACCCATCGCGTTTACAGTGCATGACACCATTACGGTTTCACCAAAATAACTTGGCTCATGGAAACCCCAATGTGCTGTCGGGTCTTCTTGCAATAAATAATCAACTGCCCATGCCCATGATAGGTATGACAAATTGCCTTTTTTCTCAACGTGCGGGTTGACGTTAATTTTTCGTAATTCAATAAATGTTTTCATGATTGCCCCATTTCTTGCTTTGCTAATTGTTTTGCCTTGTCTTCACAATAATCGTGAACCATGTCACAAATGATTGTGCCAATCTCCAATGCACCCATGTGGCCTCTTGTAATGGCTTCTGTTAATCGGGTTTTGTACGGTTCAAGGTTTGCGTCAAATAACGCATCCATAAACATTTCGTAATTTTGGGGATTCCAATCAGTTTGCAAATGCCGTTGTGTGCGCATTTCAAATTCGTGCATGAATTCGTCTGATTCGTGTTTGCGGCTGTCAAGCCATTGGTCATATACTCTACTCATAATTACTCCGTTGTTAAACATAGCACCCATTGTGCTGAATGTATTATACACAAATTTACAATATATGACACGTGACGCTTTAAATTTAACCATCCCGTTTCCACCAAGCGTCAATACGTATTGGGGTTTTAAAGGGTCAAGGCGTTTTCTTACGTCACGCGCAACGTTGTTTAAAACGGCTGTTAATGCAGAATTTACGCGTAATGGTCATGATGGGTTTGCAAACAAAAGGCTTCACATAACAATTGAGTTGTACCCGCCCGACAAACGCATACGTGACATTGACAACGTGGTGAAATCGACGCTTGACGCATTGTGTCAATGTGGCGTGTTTGACGATGATGGACAAATTGATGTGTTACACGTTGAAAGAAAAAACGTTATTAAATGGGGCGCGGCAAAAATAATTATTCAAACACTTGTGCCGTAATACATTTCCGTTTATAGTTGTGTGAAACACGGCTAGGCATGGATTGATCCCCATGTCGAAAAGCGTACTCCCCGTCTGCCGTTGTTTCTTTTTGGGAGATTTGCGGAGAGTGCAATGCACTACTATCAATTTAATGTTGGTGATTACATCAAAAACACCATTCATCTTTTGCCGTTGGAAGATTTAGCATATCGACGTTTGCTGGATTTTTATTACGATTCAGAAAAACCAATACCCAACGACATCCCATGGGTTTCCCGTCGGTTACGTTTGGATATGGATGTTGTTCAAAACGTATTAAATGAATTTTTTGAATTAACTGCCGATGGGTACAAAAATCATCGTGCAGACCTTGAAATTGGCAGTTATCACGAATACATGGCAAAGCAAAAAGCCAATGGTAGCAAGGGTGGCAGACCAAAGAAAACCCAAACGAAACCCACCGCTAACCCAAACCAAACCCAAAATAACCTTAAACAAGAAACAACAAACATAAACCATAAAACAATTAATAAGTCACAGCGCGGCACACGCCTCGCTCAAGATTGGGTTTTGACAAAATCATTGGGTGAATGGGCACAAACGGAACGACCCGATTTAAACATCAGGCAAGTCGCCGAACAATTCAAAGATTATTGGATTGCACAAGCGGGACAAAAAGGCGTGAAACTTGATTGGTCGGCAACATGGCGCAATTGGGTGCGCAACAGCAAAGCGGCGAAACCAAATTTGTACGACGTTGCAAGGCTCACAGTGCCGATGAACAATGAGCCTGACCCTGCGCTTGAAAAGATTAAAGCAGATGAAAAAACAACCCGACCCCCAACTCAAGCCGAGCGTGAAATGCTGGCATCTTTAAAAAGGAAATCATGATGAGCAAAACATTAAAACTGGCGTATTGCGATTACATAGCCAGCCTAATACATCAAACATTAATAAACAGAGACACCGAATGTTTGATTGACCAAGTTGGCATGGTGCAATTTGACCTTGGCGAATTTGGAGAATTTTGTTCCACCACGAAAACGATTGATGTATTGGATATGTTTGGCAAACAATATCGCGTCACAATTCAAGAGTTGTAAATGCCAAGACCCAAACCACCCGAAAAACTTATTGGCAGACAAATTCGAATGTCAGATAGGCAATGGATTATTTTTAACCAACTTGGCGGGGCTGAATGGTTCCGCGATTTGTTGGACAAAAAAGCACCCATGCCAAAACAGTATTACATCGCAATCATTCAACAAAAGGAAACTAATCATGACAGAACAAGACATCAGCCCGTTTAAGGCATTGGATTTTATACGCGACAACGCATCAGAATACGCACAGGCGAAGGCAAACGTTGTGTACATGACTGAGTATCGCAAGACAATTAAAGCGTCGCTAATGGCATCATCAAGCGAACGAACCGAATCGGCAAAAGAAACTTATGCGTATTCACATGACGATTACAAAGCGCATTTGCGTGCGTTGGAACAAGCCGTTGCCAAATGTGAACGTTTGCGTTGGCTAATGATTGCGGCAGAAGCCAAAATTGAAGTGTGGCGTAGTTTGGAATCATCAGCACGTGCAGAAGGTAGAGCAACAACATGACCAATCATAATAAAAGATATTTAAATTTTTACCCTACGGTTACTGAATTGGAAATTTGTTGGTTCATAGGCAGAAAACGGCACGAAATTACCAGTAAGCAAGGCACAGAACGCAAACAAGACCCCACGCAAAATGGATTGCAAATGTCCGTTGATGGGGTAATTACTGAGTATGCAGTGGCTAAAGTTTTAAACCTAAATTTTGATTTGAATTGTGATTTTAGAAAATTTGGGGCAGACTTGACGCTATCTGATGGCAGAACCATAGATGTAAAAAGTACCTACACTGCGGGCGGGAATCTTAACGCTGTAAGTTGGTCTGTCGAAAAGCCATGCGACTTTTTTGTCTTAACTGAAATTCGCGCATCTCATGTGCGTATTGTCGGCGTAATTGCGCGAGACAAATTTCTGCGACCTGAGAATTTAACAAGTGTCGGTCGCGGTGAGTTTTATTCGGTTCCTCAATCTGCTTTAAAGTCATTTGATGAAAAATACTACAAAGAAACACTATGAACAAGTCGCATCACTTGGTTGCATATTATGCCGATACCTTGACCTTGGACAAACGCCGTGTGAAATCCATCACATCAGACGCTTTGGCGGTAAACGTGACAATGCCCCTGTCATTGGTCTATGCACAGAACATCATCGCGGTAACACGGGTGTCCATGGGCTTGGACACAAAGGCTTTGAAAAGCATTACGGCATTAGCGAACACGAATTGCTTGAATTAAGCAACAAACAATCTAGTTCCTTGTTTGTCAATGATTAACGCTTGTTTACGCGGTGCGCGGGCGGGTTCATTTGGAATACTAACGTGTGTCCATCGGTCAAATTCCCGAATCACTTGGTCATACGGCAAATCAGACGCAATGATGGCACGCACCACCGCGTCAGGGGTCATGCTAGGCACGCGCAAATCAGCCGCACAACCTATGCGATGTTGTGATGTGTCCTTACTGCCTACCGCGTCGTTAACCGCTTTACTGCGGAACGCACTGTTAACCATAATTGGCTTACCGCCAAGAACGGTTTTGAGGTCTTCAAGGAATTCAGCCAATCTTTGAATGTTTGCCAGTTCAGTTTCATTTGGAATGTTCTCCAGTTCGCGGTGGTCGGTGTGCGTTAATTCCGCAAGCGTAAAGTGTGGTGTCATTTTTTAACCCTGTCTGCAATTTTTTCCATCGTTCTGCCTCCAAAGTAAAACGACATAACCAACATACCCCATTGCCCAAGCAACTCAACGTATGCGCCACGGGTTTCTAAATCAAAAATTGAGGCGGTAGCAAAGCCGGAATAGGCAACCAACAAGAATATAAGCGTCATAGGGCGTATATTTTTGGACAGCCAACTGTCACTAGCCATATCCGCTTCAACGCGTCTGGTGACGTTTTCTTGCTCAACCTCAAACAGTTTGGTTTCGTTAGCCATGCGAGCCAACTCACCGTCTTGTACCATTTTTTGCAGTTCAAACTGCGCTTTGGCTTTAGCCTCGGGGTCAGGTATCAGTTTGTCTATCAGTTTCCCGCCCACTTGCAAGAGTGCATCTAATCCCATCATCTTTGTTCTCCTTTGGTTTCTCAGAATCGTCTTGGTTCAGTTTGATACCACTCAGGAACCCAATCATCCCGCCAATTAGGGTGCTGAACGCTGGTGAAATCATTTTGAAAATTTCCGCATTGTCCACCTCTTTTGCCCATAGCCCCAACATAAAGGCGACCACCATGCTTAACACGGAGAAACACAGGGTCAGCGTTACGCAAATTGTGACTGTGTAAACCAGTTTGTCTTTGGTGTTTTGCATAATATATTTTAGGCCATGTCATACAAAGATTTGAAAACGTCTGCGGTTTTCAAACATCTCAAGTTCAATCGTATTTTGTCGTGCGTTTTTATTATATAAATCAACAACAAAATCATTTGAAACACGTTCTTTTTTATTTGCCTCAACAGCAAGCGCGTATTCTTCTTGTACTTTTTTTACAGCCGCATTAAACGCAATTGTCTGCACGCCTTGTCGCTCAATAATGTACGGATACCATTTGTCTAACGTAATCATTTTTTTTCACGCTTCAGTGCCTCTTGATACCCGTGGATGATTAAACTTCTTGTTTCCGCTGAATCCGCTGTGCCCGCCCATTGCGCTAAATTGTTCCACAAAACCACATAGTCCGCAGACGCACAATGTGCCGCATTGTTTTTTAACCACGCAATCATCTGCTGATGCCGTTCAGACGGATTGTGTATCGTATAACCTATGCCATAAAACTCACGCACGTGACAGCCATTTTTGGCTACGGCTCCAACCAACAACAGCAACAGCAACAAAAGTAAAAGCCAGCGCATTTCATTGCCATATCCAAAATATTGTCAGCGTTCCCCAAATTACAAAAATTGTTATGACTGCCGCAAAGATAAATGCTTCAGTCCATTGATTCATCGCAAATGCACCAATGAGGAATACACCACGCCCGCCATGCCGATAAGCATAGCCCCGCAAGCCTTAATCAATATTCCTTCAAGCCGTTTAAGCCTTGCACAAAGCATTTCATAACGCAATGTGCAAATGGCTTCATGACTGTCTAATCTTGATTCAACATCATTGGACAACATCTTCCGGTGCTTTCATTTGGTCATCGGCTTGTTTTTTGATTTTTACAACCAAGTTCCAAGCACCCGTTTTGGTAGGCAAATCGCCTAACACTTGCAAAATTGCGTTTGTTTCTTCAGCAGTCAAAGTTAATGTAATGTCTTGCATTTTTGTTTCCTAAAAGATGCCGCCATTAGGGTTGGCGGTTTACCCATATTAATTATGCCAAAGCCCAAGGCAACGCAGTATTTGCAGGGCTAACAGGCGGTGTAATCATAGAATCTATTTGGCCTTGAACGCAAGCCTGTGCGCTTGTCATTTGGTTTTCAGGAATCCAACCAATAACAATGGCTTCTGTTAATTCGTTGTAGGGAATAAATGTCTCTGACTGCTGTGAATCAAATTGTGTATTGCCGCCAATAGATGCGGTATGTGTTCCATCTACGCCTGTAACTTCCCATAACGCATTGACCACATAGTTAGGGTCAGGCTGTTGTAGGGTGTACATTGCTGTGATGCGGGTTGTAAAAGTGGTCATGTTTGCTCCTTAAACGGGTTTGGGATATTTTGCTTTAACGGCTTGACAAGCCGCAACGTAGGCGTCAATTTGCGATTGGTCGCCCTTTACCACACCATCAATGTAGTCAGTGACAGGTGGATATTCTGCTTTGCGCTTTGTTGCATACGACAATTCAGATTCAATCTCTGAGCGAGTTTTTTCACGCCTTGCCGATGGCATACCATCATCAACAACTATTGACGCATCACCAATCATTGTGTCGTAGTCATCCTCAACAGCAATAGGGTTTGGATACTCTGCGACAAGGTCTGCGGCGGGAGACTTTGCTTTAATCCACAAAGTACCGTCTTGTTTAAAGTATAGATATTTCATTTTGAATTCCTTTTAGGTGTCCAGTCTTGCCCAAGCAGTCCATGAGGTGTTGAATGAACGGACGTAAGTTGTCGTAGTTGCAAGTTGGTTCGCAATCTGAGTTACGACATTATCTCCGTTGCCAAATACAATTAGGGCGTAGTAATCTGCTGTTGGGCCACCTGTTGAGCCGCTATCAACACGATACATTCCGCATTTTTTAACATTGTCAAAATTTGTGGAAGAACCTAATGCTTGATTGGCTGAGAAAAACGTGCCGTTAATACCTCCATTAACAGTACTCGGCACAACATAGAAAGCAGGATTCCCATCCCCATCAGACAGCACGATGTAGTTGCTTGCTGTGCGAATGTCTAGGCCGCCTTGGTTGCCGTTGTAGCCGCCAATGATGACGTTTTTAGACCCTGAGGTAACACTGTTACCAGAGTTATAACCTACAAATGTGTTTAACGTACCTGTAGAACTCCCAGACGTGCCAGTTCCAGAAACAGTGCCGATAAAAGTATTACTTGCACCAGTATTCCAGTAACCAGCATATTTTCCTATTGAAACATTACTGCCCGATGTTGTTGTGTAACCCGCTTGATATCCAATAAAAATGTTATCAGCGCCAGTTTGATTTGTATACCCCGCTTGATAACCTACCGCTGTATTGTTAGATGCTGTAGAGTTATTGCGAAGCGCAGAAACGCCAAGAGCCACGTTATATGCACCGCTTGTAAGGAATCCAAGTGAGGCATTACCCAAAGCCACGTTGTACGAGCCAGAAGTAATTTCACCCATTGTGTAAGAACCCGTATTCAGCGGGGTCATTGGATTACCAATAGCGGTGTTATATAAAGCAGACTTTGCATTGGATGTACCACGCATTGCCGCCGCACCAATTGCAATGTTGTAGTAGGAGTCTGTATTGCCGTAATACTGGGCAGATTGACCAATTGCAATGTTGTACGAACCACCACCACCACTTGTGTTTTCAAAAAGTGCAGAATCTCCAATTGCAATTGTTGAATAATCGCTGGTAATTCTGTAAGACGCTTTGTAACCAATTGCAACATTATTTGCGGCTGATGTCGCATAGTACATTGCTTCATCACCCATTGCTGTGTTATAGCCTCCTGTAAGTGTTCCATTACCAACAGCGGAATAACCCATAACAGTGTTTGCAGAGCCACCACCATTGGTAAACATAGCGTATGCACCAACCGAAGTATTTTGCGTGCCATTGCCGAGTTTTTGGGATTCATATCCAACAGCAGTATTAAAAGATGCTGAGGTGTTGGTGTAAAGGGAATTTAATCCAACAGCAGTGTTACTGCCACCAGAATTATTGGCTTGAAGTGCCGCCGCACCAATTGCTACATTGTTTGTGCCAGATGTAAGAGCACCCATTGCAAAGTTGCCCATTGCCGTGTTGTTGCTTCCTGTAGATGCGCCAGCGGCGGCGTTTGCCGTAATGCCACGACCAACGTATGTATTGCTGTCACCAGTTGATTGATTTACACCTGCCCTATTACCAATAAAAGTGTTGTAACCCGCTGTTGATCTATACCCTGCTTGATAACCAACTGCGGTTTGTTCTGGATTTATGGTATTTGAAGCCAGTGCTTGGTAGCCAACAGCGACGTTATCATTTGCTGATGAATTAACTTGCAATGCACCATTTCCAAGAGCAGTGTTAAAACTTCCCCAATTGTTATTTAAAACTGCTCTGCCAACACCAGTATTTCCTGATGATGCAGTACCAGCCGAACCATTTCCGTTTGCGGAATAACCAACATACGTATTTTCAATTCCTGTTTGGTTGTAATACCCAGAACTTCCACCTATAAATACGTTTTGAGTTCCTGAATTTGTACTGTATCCTGCGGCATAACCAACTGCAAGATTGTTAGATGCATTGTTAGTGTATAAAGCGTCCGACCCAATTGCAACGTTATTAGAACCCGAACTGTTTGTAAGCATAGCGCCAACACCCATTACGACGTTACCCGCGCCAGTAAGATTTCCTATAAGTGCCGACC